AGGAGGCACAAATGTACTTGCGCTACCTACAAGCACACCGTTTTCATATTTCCTCTTAACAAGTTGAGGTCGGCCAAGGGAAGATAGAATCGGTTTACCAAACAAATTATCCTCACCAGTCGGAGGAACAAATTTTTGCCAAAAATTGCCATAAAGTTTTTCAGGATATGCTGCCTTTGCATCATCCGAACTCAACCACTTTACTTCCTCTCCTGTATCAAATTTTAGAGTTTTTTTCGTAGGTTTGCCCAAAGTAGCTGCTAATTTTACACCAAGGCCAGCCCCAGCAAGCTCTTCAGCTCGTTTTGCCTCTTGTTCTTTTATAAGGGATGTGGAAAGAAGAGTACCTGCTTGGCCAGCTGCACCTAAAGCAGTGGCTCCTGGTTTGCTAGCTTCAGCTGCCATATTTGAAAAAAATTGAAAAGCATGCAACCAAGGATTGGTCTCTTTACGCTCCCCAAGAACACTTTTACCTAAAGCTAGATATTTGTTTATGTCTAAAGCTCCAAGATTAGAAGAAGCAATACCTTTAGCATTAGTTCCAGAGGAGCCAAGTGTTAATTTATTTGTAATATTTTCATCAGCCATATCAAGTCAACAACTTATAAGCCGAAGCCAAGGCACCTAGGCCACCCATTGTTTGGCCATAGACACTTGGAGTCGGAATAAATTGTCCCCCGCGTTGCATGCTAAATTCCCGTGTTTCAAATGGTAAGCCTTTCAAAGCTCCCAAGGCGAAGTTTGTCTGGGTAAAGGGAAATTCCCTCTGTTCAACATAATCATTGTACGCTAGTCGTAAAGCCTCTTCATCAAGTTTACGAGTTGCCTCCCCAGCTCCTATTAAGCCTTGGGCCTGTTGCTGCATTAAGCCTTGGGCTAATGGCCCTAAAGCCTGTGCTGCTCCTAGCTCTAATCTCCTTGAAGCCTGATTGAGATCAAATGCTCTTTCTCCTGCACCTCTATCACGTTCAAACTGACCAGCGGCAAATTCTAAACCCTCACGCCCAGCTCCTTTTAAAAGCCTTCCTCGTTCTCTTGCCTCTTCCCCAGTTAAAATAGCACTTTCAACTCCCTGCCTTGCTCCGCCTACTCCTCCAGCTTTAGCTGCAGCTGTACCTAGATCTCTTCTCCGGCGAGCAAAAGTTTCACTAACATCTTCTAGAGCTGGATCAATTGCCTCCCGATATGCTGGGGCATATTTCTGTACCTCTGTAGCTCCAAAAGCTGTTGGATCAATCCTTTGAGCCCCAATATCAGTAGCAACTTCTCCAGCTCTTTGCAGATATGGTTCGTAAATATCTCCCTCTTCCTCAAGCAGACCTAAACCTTTTTGTTCTCGCTCGGTTAATTTAGAAACTCCTCCTGGAACATTAATATCTTCATATGTAGGGAGCCTTGCTCCTTCAAACAGAGGAAAATCACTCTGTGCTAAACCAGCAGCTTGCTGAAATAATTTTTGCCCTCCAGCTGAAACCCATTCAGGAATCTGTGTTTCTTTCAGAACTTCTTTTGGATCGGGAAGCACCTGAACATTAGTTGTACAAAGTCCACCCATTATTTTCTCTCCGTAACATAATATGTACCAGCTTTAAGAAGACCGAGCCTTTCATAGAAATTATCTTTTCTTTCCATATCGCCTCCGTAAACATGGCCTAGTCTCAATTGCATACCATTTCCAGTTTCAATAAATTTTTTTATCAAACCAACTGCGGCTCGGTTGCACCGCTCCTCTTTATAAATATAGAACCATAAATCACCAAGGAATTTCTCATCTGACCACCAATCGGCAGAATACAATCCTCCAATGGAACCAATGATTTCTGAATCTTTGACCGCAACAAAAACAACTCCATCTTTGATTGTATGGATAACAATTTCATGAAGTTTTCTAGGATTGATCGCTGAAAGTTCAAATTCAGCATCCTCATGCATTTGTACAAGAATCGAAATGACATCAACTTTATCTTCCTCGGCTGCTCTTCTTATTTCCATTAAATCTGAGGCAATGCACCCATCGGTTGTGGTTGTTGTGCTTGTGCTTGACCAGCTATCATCCCAATAACATCTTCAAGCTCGGGCAAAATCTTCAAAAGAATCCTTGCACTTTCCCCATCAATCATACTATCTAATTTTTGTAATTCTTGAGGAGTCAAAGTCTCTAAGCGAGACATTACAATAACTCGAACTTCAGGATCCGGCTGAAGCATTGCCTGTGCGCTCTCAGGACCCATTCCCTCATTTAAAGTAGGTTCTCCCATCATCATTTGGTCTGCCATTTAAATCTCCTTATGTTTATAAAGTATCGACCAATCACTAGCTTTACAGAAAAAGCCAATTGTCCATGAAGGCCATTCTAAAAGCCTCCGATAAATTTTGCCTAGGTAATCAGGTTTATCTCGCTTACCATATATATAGGCTATTTCTCTCGCACGATGAACACAAAGATGACGCCAGAAACCTATCATCCTGCCTTTGCGCATCTGGTTAACTACAGGAATTGCCCAGACATGATAGCCACGCACAAGTTGGGGACTTAAAAAATCTCTAGTGAACCTATAATCATCTATAACTTGTTCTCTGGTTAGATATCCTAACCGATAAAGCTCATTACAAACTACTCTTCCCCCAAATAATTTACCAAGAGTGGCTCCGAGGAAACCACCAATTGGCCCACCAAAAATAGTTCCTACTGTTGCACCTAATGCACTGAATCCTGCGCTTTTTAGAGCCTGTTTAGGCTTCTGCCCAGAAAGCAGCCCAATCCCAAGATCAGCAAAGAATGGTACACCTATCTGCATCGCACTCGGCATATAGCCTTTAAGTCCTGTTTCAAAAAATCCTGGCCCTGCTTTTGCTGTTGCTGTAATATTTTCAGTTAATCCTGCATTAGCTTCCTTTAAAAGATCCTTATCAATACTAAAAGCCTCATTTGTAAGTCGTTTTGCTTTACTACCTATATTCTGAAGCCCAGGACTATCACTCCCAATCAGCCTTGCGTGATCAATAGTTGAAATTGCTACTTCGCCTGTATTTAATTTACTAGCAATATCACCCATCCCCAGAAGATTTTTAGCAGCTTTAGGCATTTCTGTGAAAAAGGCTTGGTTCTGGTCGAAATCTAAAAGATTCCCAATTTCTCTTCCAGCTGTCTGAGAAGCCAATCGGCCAGCTTCACCAGCCAACATCCCAACTGCTCCACTAGCTAAAGGTCCAACTATATCTGCGACAGTTACCTGTAAATCCTGAGGGATCTGGTCTTCAGGAATTTGAGAAAAATACTCTGCTGCGTCTCGATCAAATTGTCTAGAAGGATCAAATTTTACTTCTCCAGTTTGAATTTTACGAACAAATTCATACATCGGCATAGCAGCAGTGCCATAAACGTCTTGAAGATTAACTCCGGCTGGCTGCTGAGTTCCAAGTCCATAAATAGGAATAGTGGTCAGTGTATCTTCAGTTTCTTCTACAGGTTGGTCTGTAAAACCTTCTGATATACGAGATAAAGCACCTAATGTAAGTGGAATTGCCATTAGCCTATAATCCCTCTTTCTCTTAAATCATCTATTAGTGTTCCTAAAACATCTGAAACTTCTGCCAAGGTTGTTGAATCTGCGTCAAATTCTCGATCAGCCGTAACATTAGTCACAGTATATCTAGCAGTTGATGCAGCTAAATTCGTCGCAGCAATATTCTGCTCAATCTGATTGACCAACTGGCTCGCCCACCTCTGGTTGAATTCAGCAGGAGGAGAGGGTAATCTTCCACGTCTAATACTCATCGTAGACCATCCGGTCTTATATTGACTCTAAATGTTCCTAGCTCCCAATTATCCCCAACAGCTGAACTAGCGATACGTAATTTCATTTGCCTTCCTTTTGCCCTCAACGATACTTTACTTGTTGTTGGAGCAATAGTAAACGGACCTTTGCTTGTCTCAACCGAGTCATTAGGATATTTCTTTGATTTTATTGTTAAATCTACCGATCCTGTTATAGTTCCAGCCGGAATCACTCTATCAATCATAAACAAATTTGTACCATCAGGAGAATCCTGAACATCAAATTCTACAGCTGAACTTTCAATATAAGAACTCATCGCAGAGGTATCATCATCAACCCCAGTTTCCTGATTATATAAATATCCATCAACATCTGTCGCATATGGAACAGTCCTTACGCCAAAGGCATCATGCCATGCAGTTCTTGCTAAACTACCAATAGACCATGTTCCTGTCTCATAATTAAATGCAACATATTTATCAGGCTCATCATCATCAGAAGCATTAGAGACATAAAAGAATAAAATCTCCTGAAATTTCCGGTTTAAAGCTCCAAAAACTTTCTGCTGTTGCTGTTGATTGAGATTATCATAAACATGATACTGAACTGGAGAAGGTAATTCTTTAACTTGGCCATCAAATAGGAAGAAATTATCTCTTCCCATCCAATAAACAACATCACCCTCATTTACCATACACCGTTGAGAAATCGGGCCACAGCCTGTTCCTAATAAACGGAATGAAAATATAAAAGGAGGCCCAACAAACTGCATACCATACATCGCCTCATCAGTCCCGATAAATGTTTCTTCCCGAGTAGGAACTGCAGCCATTACCTTAGTGCCAATCTGAAGACGCTGACTTCCTGCTGTATTTGAAGTGCTAGGTGTAAATGTTGTATAGTCTTCTTGGTCTGACCATTGAATAAACATAGGGTCTTGGGCACTAGTGCTTGTATTATAAGAGCCAAAGGCAACAAGATGTCTGTCTGGGAAAGAAACTGCAGTGAACCTACTTTGTGTTAATTCAGAGGCTGAAACGACTGCGGCTCTAGTCCCAGTTCCCACACTTGCATCCCAGCTATAAGTTTGATAATTGTGAACTGTGGCTAATAAATCCTCTCCCCAGAGATCAAAGCTCCACATACTTAATTCTAAAGTGACGGAAGAACTGCTACGTGCTGTGCCCCATGTGCTTGATCCCCAAGTCCCAGTTCCCCAACCCAAAGCTAAAGCTGCTGATGGCTCTAACATACCTTCATCTTTGCCTATCAAATATTCAGCTTTTACAGAGGAACCTCCTCCTGAGCCTGTGCCATCAGCAGTCGTGGCTGAAGTGACTGTATAGGTATTTGCATTGGGAACAGTATCAATTGCATAAGCCCCACTCAAAGTAACATTGTTAACAGCAGCAGCCCCACTAAATGAAACAATTTCATCTGCTACAGCTCCATGACTTGTATCTGTTACAGTTACTGAGGTTGAACTACTTGTAGTGGCAATTGGATCTGCCCCAAGAGGATTGGTAGTTTTTCTCAAAGGAGTTATATCATACCAAGTCCCACCTCGAACTTTTTCTTC